TCATGGGCTCTGGTGCTCATGGAAAAGAAGAGACACAAGCACTTGCAAACAAATTGATTGCAGTTGCAGAATACAGAAAGGATTGTATCGCTTGCATCTCTCCTCACAGACAAGCATTCTTGAGTGCCTCTGGTGATGGTGAAGATCTAGTACTGAATTCTGATACTATTACAGCTAATGTAATTAGTTTCTATTCCGCTATTACATCATCTTCTTACGCTATCTTCGATAGTGGTTACAAGTACATGTATGATCGGTTTGGCAGACAGTTCCGCTATGTTCCTATGAATGGTGACATGGCAGGTATCTGCGCTAGAAACGATATCAACAACTTCCCTTGGTTCTCACCAGGTGGTACAGTTAGAGGTGGTATCCTGAATGCAGTTAAACTTGCGTACACTCCTGATCAACAAGAGCGTGACAAACTCTATTCTAATAGAGTTAACCCTATAATCTTCTCGCCTGGTGCAGGAATTATCCTCTTTGGCGACAAGACTGGTTTAGGTAGGTCTTCTGCTTTTGACAGAATCAATGTTCGTCGTCTGTTTATCTACTTGGAGAAAGCAATTGCTGCTGCTGCAAGAGATCAACTCTTCGAGTTTAACGATGAGATTACGAGAATTAATTTCCTCAACATCGTAGAACCATTCCTCAGGGATGTTCAATCTAAGAGAGGTATCACAGACTTCGTAGTTGTTTGCGATGAGACAAACAACACTGCTGCGGTCATTGATAATAACGAATTCGTTGCTGACATCTTTGTCAAGCCCAACAGGTCTATCAACTTCATCGGTCTAACCTTCGTTGCTACCCGCACGGGCATCAGCTTTGAAGAAGTTATTGGTCGAGTTTGATCGTTTAGTAACTAACTCTTAGAGGAAAAAACAATGCCCATTAATCAACAAAATCCCCCAAAGACTTCAAGTCGAACTATTGACAAGTTCAAGGCAAGAATCAGTGGTGGTATTGCAAGACCTAATCTATTTGAGGTTGTACTTTCAACCCCAGATGGTGTCATCGACACCGATGTAAATGATTTTGGTATTAAGAGTAGATTCTTAGTCAAAGCTGCAGCACTTCCCGCTTCAAACATTGCTCCTATTAGTGTTCCCTTTAGAGGGCGTACACTTAAGATCGCTGGTGACAGAACATTCGATGAGTGGACTGTAACGATTATCAATGATACCGATTTTGCAATCCGTTCTTCCATGGAAAGATGGATGAACTCTATTGCTAAGGTATCTGATAACTCTGGTCTCACAAATCCTGAAGACTACATCAAAGATCTTAAAGTCTACCAGTTAGGCAGAGCTGAAGTTACTCAGAATACACAAGATTCTGAACCCGATATGCCAATCCTGAGAACTTATAAGTTCCATGGTTGCTTCCCAACAAATGTCTCTCAGTTGGATCTTTCCTACGATCAGGCAGATGCTCTGGAAGAATTCACAGTTACCTTCCAAGTTCAATGGTGGGAAGCTGACGGAAACGGCGGTTCGGTATATTGATAAATAGTCCTATAACAGGACCTTTATTAGCATAATGGCGAAACTATTTGGTTTCTCAATTGAGGACGGAGAAAAGAATCCTAAAGGCGTAGTCAGCCCTATTCCACCACAAGGTGAGAATGGGACTGACTATTATATTCAGGGGGGTTTTTCTAGTCAAGTTGTAGATATTGAAGGTATATACAAAAGCGAGCATGAGCTCATCAGAAGATATCGGGAGATGGCATTGCACCCAGAGGTGGATAATGCTATTGAAGATGTAGTAAATGAAGCTATCGTATCAGATACAAATGATTCTCCTGTAGAGATTGATCTGGAGAACCTGAACGCTAGTGACTCTATTAAAAATATTATTCGTAAAGAATTTAAACATATTAAAGATCTTCTAGACTTTGATACAAAGTCCCATGAAATTTTTAGAAACTGGTATGTTGACGGAAGACTATACTATAACAAAGTAATTGATATTGCAAATCCTGAAGCGGGTTTACAAGATCTTAGATATATCGATCCTCTCAAAATGCGTTATGTACGCAAAGAGAAGAAGAAAGACGAGAGATCTGATCTGTTTAGGCAAACCAGTGCTCATGAATCTCAGAAGGTATATTTTCCTGAGATTGAGGAGTATTTCATGTATACTCCAAAAGCACAATACCCAACAAACATTGCTGCAATTGGTGCTGGCACTGCAATGAAGGGTGTTAAGATTGCAAAAGACTCAATCACATATTGCACATCTGGACTTGTAGATAGAAATAAAGGTGTAGGATTATCGTACTTACATAAAGCAATCAAGTCAATCAATCAACTCCGTATGATTGAAGACTCTCTGGTTATCTATAGAATGTCTCGCGCACCAGAGCGTCGTATTTTCTATATTGATGTTGGCAACTTACCTAAGGTAAAGGCAGAACAATATCTGCGCGATGTCATGATGCGCTACCGTAATAAGTTGGTCTATGATTCCAACAGCGGTGAGATTCGTGACGATAAAAAGATGATGAGTATGCTGGAAGATTTCTGGTTACCTCGTCGTGAAGGTGGTCGTGGCACAGAAATTACCACGCTACCTGGTGGTCAGAATCTTGGAGAGCTTGCTGACATTGAATATTTCCAATCTAAACTTTATAGATCTCTTGGTGTACCTGAGTCTAGAATCGCTGGTTCTGGTGATGGTTTCAACCTCGGTCGTTCTAGTGAAATTTTAAGAGATGAACTTAAGTTCTCTAAGTTTGTTGGTCGTCTCCGTAAGAGATTCAGTAACATCTTTATAGATATGCTGAAGACTCAACTGCTCCTCAAGAACATTGTCACTACTCAGGATTGGGAGGTAATGTCTGAGCATATTCAGTTTGACTTTATCTACGATAATCACTTTGCAGAACTTAAAGATAAGGAATTGATGGAAGGTCGCCTTGGTCTTCTTGGAATGATTGAACCATATGTTGGTCGGTATTATTCTACGGAATATGTCAGAAGACAGGTTCTCCGTCAGAGAGATGCTGAAATTGCTGAGATCGATGTTCAGATTGAACAAGAGATCGCATCTGGTGTTATTCCTGATCCAAACCAGCAAATGCTTGAGATGGAAGCAGAGTCTGCAGGGGATCCACAACTAGAAGGTCAGCCCGATCCTGCCGCTCTTCCTCCTGGTAAAGCTCCCAATCCGCAGAACGCAGAGCCACCTCAAGGACAAGGCGAGATATAAATAAGTTTATACCATTGATTATTGATAGATGGAAGAGCTCATTAATATGATTGCGACAGATTCTTCTGCCGTAGATATCAGCGACCAGATTAAGGATCTGCTGTATACGCGAGCTGCTGGCAAAGTAGATGCTATGCGTCCCGATGCTGCAGCATCTCTCTTTGGCGTATCTGACCAAGAAACTCAGGAACCAGAATAATGGCAAGAACTCTATGTAAAGGTGCAGAGGCAGCTCTGCCCACAACAACTGGTGCTGCTGTTAGTTTTACTCAAGCGACAGTTGTTCGTTTGATTAATACCCACACTTCTGCACATCTTGTTACTGTTGTAGAAACAAGAAGTGGAGATACGGTAGGTTCGTTTACCATGCCTGCAGGTTCTGTAGAATTTTTAGAAAAACAACCAACTCAATGCGTGTTTGCAGCTAATGCTGGCGTAAAGGGTTCCAAAGTAGGATTTACAGGCTAACCAAATGAAACTGATCACGGAAGAAATCGAACAGGTCGAAGTTATCGTTGAAGAACGCAACGGTAAGAAATCTATGTACATTGAAGGTGTATTCCTGCAAGGTGACATCAAGAACCGAAATGGTCGGATGTATCCTATGGATACCCTTCGTAGAGAAGTAGGTCGTTACAACGAAAGTTTTGTCGGTAAAGGCAGAGCTCTCGGTGAACTCGGACATCCCGAAGGACCTACCCTTAACCTGGATCGCGTTTCCCATAAAATTACTTCACTTAGGGAAGAAGGAACTAATTTTATTGGCAAGGCAAAAATCCTGAACACCCCTATGGGTAAGATTGCACAAAATCTTATCGATGAAGGTGTTAAGTTGGGTGTATCCTCTCGTGGTCTTGGTTCACTTGCCGTTAACGAGAATGGCATTAAAATT